AGTTGCAATCCGAAAGTTTACCAATGCGGTTTTTGGTGAGCCGCATTCCATCCAGCACACCTCTGCGCTGTAGAAGGCGGATATCTTGGATGGCTCGGATGGCGACCTCTCCTGCAAGTTGCTTGATTCGGTCATCGTGATCTCCTCTGGTGAATTGTGCTGAAATCATCTGCGCTTGCGCTTTCCGCTGCGGTCTTGGCACCACATGGCATACGCGTTCCATAAATCTGCCGCATTCTGGGCATCAGACTTTTCTGAAAATAAATCATCTATGGAAGGTAATCCATTCGGAGGCACTGCACCCCACAAGCGCGGTCCAATCGGGTTTCCGGCCATGGTGGTAACACGCCACTTGCCGTCCTCCCGTTGGACTCGCACTGGAGTCATCGGCCAAGTTCTTTCAGCTTTGCATCGTCTGCTTTGATGGTTTCGATAAGCTTATTGATATCCGCACTCTGACCCGCGTAATGTATAATTTGAGCGTCTTTATAGCGATCAAGGCCAAAGTGTTCCTCCACGCTGGTCATGCAGTTGTAGGCTGGATCTAGGCTGCATGTGGCCGTGGACCATAGATGCAGTTGAAGATTCATCCATGTCTGCTCGGCGAAATGGTTTGGGAACAATCCAATCGGTGGCTGGCTAAGTGCGCCTACCGCCTTGTTGGTCATCACAAACACGCCGGTGTTGTAATAGAAGCTCGGTTGCCATCCTGGAACATATCCAAACGCATCTGCCAATCCTTTCAGCCCAGGCTTGCGGTCTAAATACGACCCCTCATCGAATGCCATGAAAGTGCAATCCGGTTCCAGCAATGTGCCAATCTCATCGCAGTCATTGGCCACCAGAATGTCGCAATCCAAGAACGTCACCTGCTCGTATCCCTTGGTCGCAATGATGTTTCCTATGGCGAGCTTGCTGTACTGCACCGGCTCAACCAGCGGCTTCTCGATTGAGATAAGGTCGATCTTATGCCGCTCGCAGTATGCCTCCATGCGCGGCTTGGTAAGCTCCAGTACCTTGTGCCACTTGTCTCCGAATGCCTGCGTTACCAATGCTTTCTTCATTTAACGTCCTTCCATATAATTCCCTTATCGTCCAGATCGCTGCTGAGAAGCATTATTTTGTTGTATAGTGAATAACCATAACCATAACGCGACACGCCATAGCTAAGAATATTTCCGATATGGTAGAGCAACCAGGAAAGTGCAATCTTCATTTCTCAATCTTTACCCAAGCTTCAAGCGGCAGGTTTTCTCCGCAAAATCCAACCTGCATCTCCTTCTTTTCCTTTTCGTTGATGCCGTATAAAGCCCAGCCACCATCAATCTTTTCAGCGCGGGTAATTTTCATTCCGTTGGATATTTGTTGTTACCGCTGTAATCGCAGAAGTTCTCAAAGCTTTCATCGGACTCCTCCGAGTCATCGCCATAATTTCTGTATAGCCTCTTGCCCATAGGGCTTGCGTAAAAGTCATCCCATTCCTTGTCGATCTCTTGTTGTGTTTTCATAGTCTAGGTAGTCCTTTCTTTAATTGCATCCATGCAAACAAAGCCCTTACCACCGCACGCTCAAGATGGTCAAGCGAATTTTCTCCGGCCTCGTCTGGGTTGGGGTGGTTGAGGTGGATCTGCTGCTGGGCGGTCACAGCGTGCTTGATGCAGCGGGTGATGTGGTAGTCGTATGTCGGCTTATCCTTCCAAAACCATTCACCATACGCAGACTTGGCGGACCCGTTGCCCATAACCCTCCACACAATTTCGGAGGCGGCATCGGCCATCTCTTGAATTGTGGGAGGGTTTTCCATTACAATTTCATCCCTGGCGGGGTATATTCCTTTACCCATGCCCAAACCTTTTGCATGGCGCAGAAGGCGATACCGGCTTGGTATAATTCATCCTCATCCCACTGATGATGCTTTATGTATTCCGGATCATTTGATGCCAGCACCACAGACACGCATGCACATTTCGGGTTCTCACTCGCATTTCTATAAGCCCACAACTGTTGCGCATCGGTTGGATAGAATGGAGATGTGCTGTATTTTTTATTTATCTTCCTGTTTTTAAGGTCAATAATGGCATCACCAATACCCTTGAGTTTTACGTAGGCATCGCAGCGTCCGGCATAACCTGGACCAACAAGACTTTTCTCGCACCAGTAGGTTTTCTCGACATTTTCTTCTGCCCAATTTTTGAATGTCTTGATGTACGGAGCAAGAGTTTCGTCCTTGGAAACAGCTCTTCCAAGGAGAATGTTCTCCATGCACTGGTGCATGAGGCTCCCGTGCTCCGCTGCTTTTGTTGTTTGTTCCTTGCTATCCTTGACAACTCTTTTCGCATATTCACCTAGATCCTCTCCTTCCTCTCTTGGAAGAGTTAATGCTGACATTATGGCCTGCTCGATGCGCCAAGATACCAGTTGTTCTTTATGCAGGATTCCCTGCACACTGGTAACGGACGGGAGCAATCCCATCTTCCGCGCATCGGCAACTGTGGTGTTCCGCTCGTTGCCATTCTTGCCAATGACAACGTGGGCGGACTCGCCTTGTTCCGTATACCAATGCCCCGCCTGGTCCGTTTGGACCAGACGGGATTGGCTAGGCTCTTTCTGTGTTAAGGTGAGTGCCATTAGAATGGCATCGTGTTTCCGTCCACATCCTTGTTGTCAGGAAGCACGGTTGTGCCAGTCCACGCCTTTTGTGTTACGGCCGCACCCGACAACTCCCTGCTCTCGGCAATCTTGCCCTGCAACCATTCCGGCATGTTGGCAAACGCACCACCCTTACCTTCCTCGATCTCGTAGAATACCTGGTCGTTCTCGGTGGTTGCCGGTGCCTTGACCGACTTGGGCAACTTGGCCAAGCCCTGAATGGAGCAATACTCGCGCCCCTGCTGGCTGGTCTTGCGGACCAGAGTGAGCATGGCGGCTTTGCCCAATAGGTTCTTGAGGTTGAAGGCTGCAAGCTCCTTGCTGGTGAAAGCCTGACCACGCCAAGTCTCCAGGTGCTTGCGGAGCGTTGCACGCTCTCCAAGGCTACGGGTCAATTCCATGCTTACGACCATGGGCTTGGTAACCTTGGTGGTCTTGCCGTTCTCGGTCACTTCGCCTTCGATGACTTGGTCTGGAAGCTCAAAGGCCAAGCGGACTTTAGGTGTCCACTTCTCCTCGCCGTCCCAGTTGGTCTTCTGGTGGCCAAGATCCACGATGCTGAAACACACCCCAATGGTGGCTCCGGCTTCGGGCAGTTGGCGTTCCTTGTTGTTGGATTCGGTTGCACTGATGGTTAGGCTCATATCATGTCTCCCTGATTGATGGTTGGTTGTTGTTGTTGAGGTGAAGCTATGTAAATTCCTTGGGCTACCGTGTTGCAATAAGGTGCTGGGTGAACCACGTCAATCTTTAAGTTGGGCGGGGCGATGTGACGGGCAATCTCGCAAACGTCATCGGCTTGCAGAATGACAAGCCATTTCTTCTCGCCGTTACGCCGAAAGAATACGGACGGGATTTTGTTGGCTGGACAATCTGCCTTGGCCTGTGCCATCCATTGTTCGGGCTTAATCTGCTGGCACCGCTTGCCTTCAATGTGGAAAGGAAAGTTATCGCAAACCACATCCCCGCTGCCACCCTCAGGATTTCCAGCGTATTGTTGTGTTCGTCTTGCTTTCTGCCAGCCTTGTTCCCGTAGATAATTGGCAAGCTCCCGCTCGCCTGCCGCACCCTTACGCCTGGAATTGATCGCCATGCCCCACTCTGGGCACGATGTCAAATGTCAGTCAAGCTTCTTTTTTAGGTCTTCCTTCATCACGGCCATAAGCCCAACACCGGATAGTTTGCTGCAAATTTTGGGGTTATCTATGACCCACTTGGCGCAAGCCTCAAAGGAGTCAAGATCCTTGAGCGCATCCTCAAAGATCCTCCATGCCTTGATGGATTCCTTTACAGATCGCTGATGATTCGCCATGACGATCCTGTTCTTGGGTAGAGTTTCTTGGTCGGCCCCCTGCATTCGTTGGGTTTTACAAGCCAAAACAAATCCTCGTCCATGGCCCAACAAATCAATACATCAACCTTCTCCTTGGTGTACGCCTTCTTGCCGTCACATCCACCGCTGGTCATAAACCTGTAATACAGCTTGTCACCCTCCGGCTTGGTGGTGGTCTTGACTTGGATGCGGATAAATCTCCCGTCCTTTTCCGCGACCAGATCGTACCCGATAAAATCTTCCATGGGACTAAGAACGCTGTAGCCGTTGCGGAACAAGGCTCCGGCAACCCTTGCTACACCTACCGCGCCAATCTGGCGGTTGGATAATCTTTTGATTGACACGTTCTTGTTTGTCATAGACACTTTTTACATGAAAGCAATGCTAATACTGATGGCGGTGCTTGTGGCACCGGTGATGGCTGGAGATTTGAATGAGTTTGTTGGTACCACATACAACTCTGGTAATGCCGTGTTTAGTGGTGGGCGCGGTGTTGCAATCACGCAGAACGGGCTTGTTGTCAAGAGTGGGTCGCTATTTTTAACGACGAAAGGGCTATACGCATCGTGCCGAAACTTATATTATGGCAATGGCAAGTTGACCGTAACTGATGGGTTCCTTTCATACGGAACTGATGGAAATATGAGGGTCAGGGATGGAAATTATTATTCAGGCAGCAGTGGTCAAACTTATATTTACGAATCAAACAGTCCCGAATAACGAAAGTCTGTTTGTTATCCTATTCTCAAGACCTGGAATAAACTTTTGTCTTGCTGGATTTGCAGCAGCCCTTGCTCTTTCCTCCGTCAACTGAGCCTTGCTTGCCTCACGCATGAGTTCGTATGGGTCGGCCTGATTGATGGCCTGAATTGTTTGCGGACCAATCGCTCCGTCAACTTTAACATTAAGTCCAAGAGAGTTTAATCCTTGTTGAAGATATTTGGTTGCGCCACCAAGGCCCCTGTTGAAGGCCATGTCCTGAGTAAATGGTTGCACTTTTGCCGGAAGAAGCGAAACAAGCGGAGCCGTGTAGTTTTGTATATAATCAGCCGCAGCCCTTGCTCTTTCCTGCGGTGGTAGTGCGGATATTCTTTGAAATGCCTCTGGGTGATATTTATTGTTAATTCCCGCAATCTCCTGGCTTCCTCCCTCGTCACCAGACGGCAAATTATACACCTGAAGATTTCCATTGGCATCTTTCCTGCCCTCCCAATCAACGGTTTTCAATGCAGCGTTGTAAAGATTTGAGTAATCCTGCCCAGACTGGATAGGTTGTTTGGGGCCAATAAAATTTGGATTGGATTCAGTTATTGATTTCTCAATTTTATCCCTGCTCATTTTGTCCTCCAGTTCTGAAAATCTTGCGGCGGAACGCATTCTTTTCTGCATTTCAACAAGCCTTCTTCCTTTTTCGTCAACGTATCCTGCATCTGTGTCAATGGCGGGAGAGGTATAATCTGATTGCACCTCATTCCGGATCTTGTTGCCAGCTATTCTTGATTCAATCGTTGCCATTACTTTGATTGATTTTCAACTTCTTCCAGAAATGCCTGAATATCTGGATTTCTTTCTTTTTTATTTATGCTTACAAGATTGGCCAATGCAGCTGCTGATGATGAAATTGGCGTATTAAGATTGCTTGCCAACCAATTCACATACTTTGGACTTGTCATCAACCTTGCTGCTTGGTCAGCCTGCAATAATACGCCAAGCATCCCAGTTGCAAATCCAAACTTTCCGGCAGCAAGAGATCCTTCAAGGCTTGCAATAGTTGCAGGTCCAACAACCGCACCAGCAGTTCCAGATGGATTGGCAAGAATGCTGCTTGACTCCCTAATCATGGCAGAAACTTTAGCAATATTGTCCATGTCTTTTTGAAATTGCGTACCAAATCTTCCAAACAATTCTTTTCTGGCCAAAGGATCAAGCGATGCGTAGTTTGTCAAAAACCTTGAAGTGCTAAATACATCGCCTGTCTCGTCTTGCATGCTTGGCAATGCGCGGCCCATTCTTGCTATAAATGTTGAAACAACAGCCTTTTGATCGTCTTTTCCAATCGTCCTGAAAAGCTGTTTTAATTTTGATGGTCCGTCTTTAGATCCGCTAATAATTGATTTGTAAACATCCTCACCATTGTTTTTCATTAGAATGTTTTCAACATTATCAACCCTATCGTGGAAAGCGCGAGTATAGTTGTTTGCCCTTTTATAGGCATTTCTTGCTCCTTCGTATGGGGCAACCGCGCTCTCAATGTCTCCAGTAATTGCCTTGTAAAGTGCTTTATATTGTGATTTTGCTATAGTATCTGGAACTGGACCCACATTTGACAGCTGCTCACCAACCTCGGTTCTGAAATCCCTTAGGGTTCTAAACGGAATCATTCCTTCTTCATTTTTGCTTGCTTTTAACGCATCCCTAATTGCAAGTATTTTTTTATTTGCAAGAACATTTCTCATTTCTGGAGATTCGGAAAATCTGCTTGAAATTTCATCAAGCATATTTTCAGTATTGCTTACATTAACCCTGTTTTGAGGAAATAATTGATCTGCTTTATTATATAATTCAGATTGAACTTTTCTTGCATTTGGAAGAAATACATTTTCGTAGCTTTTTGTTGCCATCCTTCCGGCAACAACAGGTTCTTTAACTCCGGATATTCCAGACCTGATTTGCTCTATTCTTTTCCCGATTTCCTCTTGCTGGGATAATGCTTTTTCCCTAAATTTCATTGCCCCGCTTGGAAACTTTCCAAAAGTTGTTTCAAGTTGCTGAATGTCTGGAGACCGAGTAGCCTGACCGGCAGATGGTGTCGTTCCGGCTTGAGCATATTCTTTTATTGTTTGACCAATTTCTTGTGGAGTTTTTCCTCCACGCAAAATACGCATGATGGCCGATCTGCTTGATTCTGTGATTCCTGCCGGAGCAAGCGCGGCTGCACCGATTTTGCTTAAACCAAGCTCTGCTCCTGTTTTTGCGACTTGAGCCATGCGTGAAATTGATCCAGGCAAAACAGATCCGACAATTCCAGCAGCAGCTTCCAATGGTAGCGGAAGTCCGGCATCACTCGCAAGTCCTTGCGCCATTCCGCCAGTGATTGCTGATACGGCTTGAGTTTTAGGTGATGCAGCCAATACTTTGCCAATTTCTTTTAATACTGGGCTTGTTGCAATTCCAGCCAATGCTTGTCCTCCGGCCATGATTGGTATCAATGCAGATGCGCCCTCAATGGCTCCAGCCTGCATTTTTTCAAGCGCACCCTGAGGTTTTGGAAGTCCGATTTGATTCTTAACTTCCTCCAAAACATCGCTTAAAACAGGAAGTTTTGACATGCCGGTGTTTTCGGCG